CAAACTCCATCGCTTAACTTGTTGAACATCTATTCCGCACCATACTAATAGATTTTGTGTTTTGATAGTTATACTTCTACCTAATACAAAATTACATTTAAATTGGCAATTGAAGCAATGCATTGACCAATTGTTCCCGTCAAACTTGATGCCCCCGCGCATTCGTTTGTCTTGTCTATGCCCAAAGTGGGTACAGCAGATAGCGTTAAAGCTAGTCCAACCCGAACTTGTTTGTTTCTTTTTACCGGGTAATATAGACAGGATATCAAACATCTATTGAGTATAACACAATAGAACTGTTAAATCAAATTATCTGGTCAATATATTGGTTACTGCACCCGCATTGCTAGTGAATTGCATACGGACATAAGGATGGAATCCTTGTATCACATACCCAACCGTTTGTGTAACATTGGAAACTTCTGCTGTTGTTTGAATGTCATACCAATCATTATCTACAATACTACTGCCTTGAATGGTTGTGTTTCCGTAAAACTCAATGTATTCAGTTTGGATAGTTAGTATTGGGTTGTTATTAGTACTTAATACGCTTGTAGTGTATGTGATGCTACTTCCATTGGCATTTGGACTATTAGGGAATGCCTGTCCAGTTGGAATAGTGATACTGTATGATGGGACAAAGTTAGGTAATACTGAGTTAACAATATTCATTACACCCCTTGCACCAGCATTTTGATCTACAAATACAGGGAAGTCAAACTCATTGACTGGAATTTCTAGTGTATAGTAACACTTTTGAGCCTCAATATTCTCAAGGTCTGCGGCATTTAAAAATAAAGCACATATTCCAGTAGGAGCAAACTGTAAGGTTAATGACTTTTGTATCAGAATTGTATTTCCCTCATAGTTTAGAATCCTACAAGTTATGTTTTTTCCTGTAATGTCTATGGGTTTTTGCTCTTGATTTATAAACTGAAACTGGATTTGATTATCCACACCCTTATGTAAAGTTAGGGGTTTAGCGTATTGAGGCATGTATCTCCTTGGTGAATAGCCTGACAATAGCACAACAATGTTGCGCTGAAGGTAATAAAATACTGATGTTGAATACACAAATGTAGGCTCCTATCACGTATTTAGTCTATATATATTAATTTGAATAACTTTGGTTACCCGATAAATAAACAGTTAAATAAAATAATGATTCAAAACGAATTCTTCAGAAGACTTACAGAACTACACCCGTTTATCACCGTTTGCTCCTATGCCAGTCAGGATTACGTTGGAATTGTGCAAAACCGTGATGACATGGTTACCACTATATATGATTACGGTGCTATTACAGACAGCATCATAAAAGAAAAGTTTCTAGCTCTAGGAGAAATTTGGTGGTGGGAATCAAATCGGCTTATCCCAATTAATTTGTTCTTAAAGGAAGATTGGATGCCTTTTAAACCCTATATTAGGACTTTCAATAACAAAAGTCTAATTGTAGTTCATGGACCAATATGTAGTATGAGTGATTTGGGTAAACGCCGCTCAAAAAGGCGTAGCATAACACTAGTTAAGCGACTGTCCTAATAGATTAATATGTACCGCAACAAGCCAAGAATAGGAAATTGAATGACTTTTTTTGAATATGTAACCGTCAGTTCCCTTATCCCACACTGTTTTACTAATCTCACTCCAAGTTTTTCCGATTAAATGCTTTTTGCCAGGACGAATAACTGCTAGAAACATTGCTAATCTTGGGATGCTATCTATGGGTTCTGGCATCTTCACTAAGTTGTAATACTGATTATTCAAGTGAATTAGTTTCTCAACAAAAGATTTATCCTTAAGTTTACTCCAATCGGGGTCAACCATTAATTCATTGAGATGGGTTTCATCTCTGACATTCTCATAGACATGAACATTCAATAAGTCTAGTTTAAAGTATCCGCGCTTTTCTGCTACTGTATAATCAATACTAGCTATGTCATTGATAGGGTCATAGGGAATAGGGGTAACATATACACCAGTTGCATGTTTGCGAATAGGATTAACATTACGCATTGCCGCGCTTGTGTATTTTATATACTGTAATATTTTTGATCTATCGGCAAAATCAATGTCAACGTCTGAATCTATTCTCATCGTGGTTGAACCAATCCTGCTTTCATTAACTTCATGTATGCTTGCTGCACTACAATTGCTTGTCTTTCAGCATCTTCTACTGCCTTGTGTGTCGTAACATGATTACCGTCTTTAAGGCTAACACCCGTAACATCAAATAATGTCCGTGTATCTCTGACATCCCAAAAAGGCCACGGTGGCAATTGACCAAGCTGTCGCCAAGCATGTTCCATAACTACAATGTCAAATGGAGCGCCATGACTCCATGGCTTACCATGATTCCAACAAAAGTCATACAGTTGTTTCATTGCATCACTAAATGATACACGATCACGATCACCCATAGCTTCTTCAATAGCTTCTGGGCTTTGTTTACCCCACCAATCTACAGTTGCATCATTGATACTACGATTGTAAATATCTGTTTGATCTTCAATTGTAGGTCTAATTTCAATCTTGCTAATAATTCCCTCACCACGAGGGTCAAACAACACTGCACCAATTGTAAGAATCACACAATCTGGTGTTGTATCTAGTGATTCAATGTCTATCATAATATCTGCCATTAGTTTCTCATTTCTTTAGTATATGCCATATGTACTTTTGTTCAAGGCGTTTAGTGAAAACATCTACGTCATTGGTGTTATCAAATATAGCACCTAGTATTTGAGTCTCGTCATAAACCCTAGCAACTCGCTCAAGGTATTCGGTTAGTGTGTTGTATGCCAATGTACGTAATAACAGCGAACTTAACCACAATACATTATTGTCACTTAATATAATACCAACTTCATATGATTTAACATCATCTAATATCATCTTAAGCAGTAGATGTACCTTAGGGCTATAAACATCCAAGCCAGTGATATGAGTATTCCAAGTAACTGCATACTTTTTACTTTTATTACCTACTATTCGCACGTTACAAAGATCAGTCATCACATATGCCACATTTCATACATTGTTATAAATTTATCATCCCACAACTCTATTGTAACACATCCTCCAACTAAGGAGAAGTCCCAACCACGGTGTCTTTCACCGAAATTTCTTCTCATCCATTTTACTATAACAGAAGGATCTTCTTTATGATACCAGCAATCTCTGTTGTATACTGTTTTGACACCTGATTTATATTTTGCATCCTTGCACAAATGATTTTTTGCACTAGGATATGCAGGAGAAAATGATCCGGTTTTTAGAATTGCCATAGTTTTACCACCTTAATCTTGCCAGAATGTAATCACGTTCGTATCTAAATTTAATTCTAAATTCAGCATATTCCCAGGTATACAAACAATGTCTATCTGGTTTTTGTATGTTTGTAAGTATCCAATCTACTATCTCTATCCTTTGTGCTTGACGATCTACTTCATTAAGTACAATAACTAGTTCATGCCATCCAGGTTTAATGTGTTCCCAGTCTGACGTCCTCATTGAAATCTCAACAAGAATATCAAGTATTTTTGTTCATCTACTATTTGATAACCATCAGTGATATTCCCGTTAACCATGTTCATCTTTATTCCATACTTATCTTCAAGGTAAGTTTCAAACTCATAACCATAAAAATTTGACTTATCTTCCATGAATTCTACTCTTACTAACTTAAGTAAACTCCAATATTTCCAACGATTTTTTCTGAAACTAATGTCTGAGTCATCGTCATCATAATCTTGAAATGATTTTGATATATTTGTCATAACCATCTCAATGCAAAATATGTACTATATTCTTCTTTGTAGAAATTGAATACTGCCCGGCGATCTCTCGTATCATATGTAGAAGAAAGATTATATGCCCAATCAAAATCTACTCCATCAGTCCAGCCGTGTGCTTGCATTTGATGTACTATTTCTATTACTTCATTCGCACTTTTGCCGTAGATGGTTACAGCTTTCATGCCCACTTAATTGAAAACTCTACTGCTTGTTTATGATCTTTAAATCGGTAGATGCGGTATTTTTGACTACTACCCACAATGTGAGGATAATTTTTAGTTTTTAACCAAGTTGAAACAGGACTATTTCTAAACATCATTTCTATATTTCTTCCCGGTACCGGAACCGTGTAAGGATAATTAGGCTCTACATAATTCAACATCACCGTATCCATATCTATTTCTTCCATATTATTCCCAGCGCAATAAAAATAATGTTAAATCTTCATCACGGGTAAGCATTATCTCACTTTGTTTACAGTTATCTATCCAACGATTACTTCCAGTTTCATCATCATATCCTGAATTACCAAAGTTCTTCTTACACCATTTCTTTATTTCTTTGGTGTCAATATCTTCTTGTCCCTTCCAAGAAACAGTATGTATATTAACTTTGCTACCAAAATAGCGTTCTGTTCTGTGTACGAATTTACTCATTTGCATAGCTCTAGTAACATTTTGTACTTTTGGTAAGCATCTGCTACCGCAGGGTATTGTTTACGGATTCGTTCTTCTTCCCTGCTTTTTTGATAGTCTTCTTCTGCCTGATAATTCATCTTAACCATATGCTCATATGCTTGCATGGGCAGTGTAATGTCTACCGTGCTTTTACTATTATCGTAGTACTCTATTGACCTGCAATTGGTATCAACTCTACCGCGGCCTTGTGTGTAATTTATTCTAGCACCATACCGTTGTGCAAAATCTTCAAATATGTTATTAATCATGACCACCTCAATGCTGCTATTGTAGCATACTTGGCATGCTTGCGTCTAATCTTTATGGTTACACGATTCCCCGAAACATCATTCCCGCTCACTCCCCAATTCCAATCCCACCCTTGTTTGCCCACATGTTCTTCCAGCCAAGGACGATAGTGATCGTTTGGATCAGTACTATCAACATACTCAAACTCAGGACCATACCCAGAATATCCGTCTCTATGACCGGGCCCAACTTTTACTTGACCCGTAGGCCATGCCACATTGATAACTGCACCTGGCATAAACCTCCACCAAAGTTTGTCTTTGATGTTGAGACCATATGGCATCCACCCTGTTCTAGGAAACCAAAAGATACCGTAGATTTCACGCTTGCTCATGACCACCTCAATATAAACCAAATCATATCTTGTTCACTTTCAAATTTCCAGCGTTCAGGTCTTTCCTGTAGTTCAAGTTTAGTCTTACATTCCTGTTCTACCCATGTCCAAAAATTTTCTGTTTGTCCGCGGCCCGTGGTCTGCCAGTATACGGAAAGATTTTTATGATATGGACTTAGTGGTAGATAGTAGGTCATGACCACCTCAATATAAACATCATATAAAGTCTTTCATCATGCCATTTGACATTCAATTTATACTTATTCTTATACTTAATTTTAGCTATAGTTGCTTCATAGGGTTTAAGATCATCTTTAATATGTCTTTCAGGATCATTAGAGTTTATGAAGTTATAAAAGTATCCCGGGGCGTCTCTCCTATATTGTTTCTTAATCATAACCACCTCAACATGAACAATAGTTTGTCACGCTCTTTGGTAAAAAGGAAACTTTCATTCATGTATTCCCAATCTTTGGTACAATTGCCTATTGACGAAGAACACCAATTACTTAATTCTCTCCAATCTCCGTTATACCAGTTGTCTGTTCTAGGATACTTTACACTATAAGGAAAAACAAGTTTCATGACCACCTCAATACAAACATTGTAACATATTTTTCATCATAAAAGTATAGCCATCCACCGTGATAATCCCACTCACTCTTTACCCCTGTGTCAGGATCAGTACCAGGATGCCCAAATGTAGCCCAACACCAGTTCCAAATTTCCATAAACTTGCTTGTAGGATCTGTGAGACTGTAATGCATTTCCCAATAGACGCTGCCAAGATGAGTTTGCTTCATCTTAATGTTCATGACCACCTCAATATAAACAACATTAAATCACGGTCATCTGCAAATTTAAATTCCTTAACCATGGATGTCAACCATGGCACTGTGCAAGACCAACGAGGGCCTTCTGGCCCAAACTGCTCAACACACCAGCGATACTTAGGCGGCAAAGTCTCTATAGTAGTTAAAATGATGTCTATTTTTGACTCCATGCGTAAAATTGATAATGTACTCATGCCCACCTCAATGCCATCCAGGTATAAAGTTTTTCGTGAATATCAATCTTGTTCCACATTAAATCACGGTGCCAATACTGTAATTCTTCAGGCTGTTCACGCATCCATATACATACTTCTTTAGCGCAAGACACAGTGTACCAAGTTTCACCATCTACCTGTGCTTGATCAAGTATCGTAAATTTTGATGGTATAAATTTTGATGAAGCAGTAAATATCATCATTTCACCTTTTTTAACTCCGCCTGTTTTTATCATATTGTTCATGACCACCTCAATATAAACCAAGCTGCTAACTTAGGATCTTTAACTGTGATAGTGGGCACATATTTAGGCCCCCAGTCACGAGGATCAAATGCTTCATGTGGTTGCGGATAAACACGCTCATGCTTGTAAAACCAAGCATAATCGCAGTTGTCAACAAGACCAGTCGTATTGCCCTTGCCCACATGTTTGTTTAACCATTCGGTACAACCTTTAGGCATACCTTGACGAAACTCTACTCTCATGACCACCTCAACATAAACCAAATATACTCTTGCTGACACAAGAACTTAAATCTAAAGGCACCAGTGAGTCTAGGACCTTCATATACACCATTAACACAGATCAACTTATACTTGCGTATATCTCGTAACCAACTACTAGCTTTGTAATAAGTGTTATAATCAGGTACAGTCACATACATCCACTCCATACACTCACACCGAGGAGCATGGAGACAGATATCGTCTACTGTTAAAGTCATGACCACCTCAATATAAAAAAAGTTCTATCTGATTCATCACGGAACCAATACTTACGATCACTTCCTACCCAGCGACAATTAGGTAAGCCCCAATTTCCGCTGCCAAATGTGTCTATCATCCAAACATTCATATCTAACCATGCTGTTTTAGAGTAGTGCCGCGGTTCAACCCAATAAGGCCACTTTGGTTGATGTTCAGCATAACCGGTTTCAAGTCTTTTTGCATTGTTATTAAAATCTTCAAACATAGAATAATAAAAACATTTTGCATCATAAAAACATTTTGCGTTAGCCATAGCACGTTTCTTCTTCATAACCACCTCAACATAAACCAAGCTGCGTCAGATTTCTGTTCAAACATCCAAAGATTACCGAGTGATTGAACTTTACTTTTACAGTTAACATCAGTCCATTCTTTCAATGTTTGAGTTTTCTGTTTAGTTGGATGATTGTTAAGTGTTACCCGCGTCCAGCCCCATTGTTCTAGTAGCTCACACGTTATTTCCCAATCAATTTCTCTTGCTATTTCTGCTGACATTTCATCAGCAATTGAATTTTCAAGAGTAGAAAACGTTCTTGTATTGACAAGACTTTTGTTTTTTGTATTCTTGTTCATAACCACCTCAATGCAAAATGTATTGCGTCTTTCTCATCTTTGAATATGAAATCCATATAATCTTCTGTACAATGTGTGTTAAAATTATCACCGGGCAATCCAAACTTTTCTATTGCCCAAGCACAAGTGTCGTTCCAAGTAGGGATGCCGCTACTTACAGTCCATGATATACGAACTCTAGTACCCTGCATCTTTAAGAGTGGTGTTGACTCGTTTTGTAACATCTATATCTCGCTTAAACTTAATTGCCCATTGTTCCGGGTTGATATAATCTATAATCATTTTAACATGTCCTTCATTTAATGTATCTAGAAAACGGGTACCACTGGCACTTTGATACAACAGCCATGGGCTAATCTTACCAGTTGTGATAGCATAACATATTTTATTTGCATTTCCATAACGCAACATATCATGCGGTTGTATGTTTGCATCTTGAGCCATGCTGATACAATTCTCTACACTACGGTGTATCGCATCAAATGGATCCTCATGCCTTAAATACTCTATCAGATACTTGGTGTAAGTGCTGTCACTGCACCAATTGTCAATCTTAATCTGATTCTTCAATAGCCAATCAATGTATTGTGGAATATTAATTGCATTAATACTAACGCAATAGTTACCAAACTTAACAAAAGCTACATAATATGCACTACGAATAAATTCTTCTTGTGTGCGATTCTTTCTACCTGCTGAGTTCTTTTTATAAAAATCTAACCAACATTGGAATGCAATTCTATTACCGTGATTATCTTTGTCTAACCATCTACGTTTTGGTTCGCATATATGCCTAAGCGTGGTTGACTCTTTGAGAAATTCTCTCTTACAAAATTCGCAGCCATACTTCATTGGCTTATCAATTGCCGAGGTCTCTTTCATATTGCTTAAGTTGCTCATCACTAATAGTTTCATTTAATGCCTCAATATCACTCAGTTTCATATTAGGAAACAATTCTGCTAATTTAAGTTTGCGCTTTTGTCCAGATACAAACGCTTCACTAACCGCATCAATATCATCACCATTTGCTTTGGGATATATCTTCTTGTAATACTCTTTG